CCCGCAAGGGTATACGAACTTCAATTTAAGAATTGACGTTTTTGCTCAGAACCCCAGGCATGTCCTTTCCCTCGTAAGAGCGATTGGAACAACAAGTGATTTACCAACCACTTGGTGCCTTATAGAGCTATCGCAGTAGCCTGCGACCATCTCCAATGGTGGATATCGGTACGGTATACTTACCGACTTCCTCGAACGAGCCCTTAAGAAAGGCTACGATCGATTGATCGGTGGAACCATGCGATGAGCATGCACTCCCACGTTCTGTGGAAGGTGCCCCTCACAGGGTACTAAGTACACTTTTATTAAACGTTCAATATGAAATCTAAATTTAGAAATCACATTTACTTGCTTAATGTACCGAAAGTCCTAAGACGTGACTCCTGAATCAAAGACCATGATTTTGGCCCTTGATTCAGGATACTTACGTGGGCTGTCGGTCTGGCGCAAGAGGACGTTAGCTTACTTCGTATTCTTTACAAAAGAATACGAGGTATGTATGTCACCCAAGGTAAGAGGCGAAACTTGCGTTTCGTTTATTCTTACTTGAAGGAGGCATATACAATTACCGTCGCTGTAAGAGTATCATCCACTTATACACCTAAAGTAGGTGTAAGAGTTGGAAAAGTAACAGGTTTCCCGTTACTGATACCAGGAAGAATCCGTAATAGGCTTCTTTCTGACAGACGACTTTATATTGCTGTTTTGACTATGTTGGGTGTCCACAGAATTATTCCGTGGTGACCCGATGTAGACCTTAAAACTGTGACGGATCCCTTCAACGGGACGAGGCAAACTATTCAAGGCCTTAAAAAGGCCAAGAGTAAATTGCTCCGGCTAGCAGGAGTTAAGTCTTTAAGTTTTAGAAATTTAAAGGCGCAACCTCTGTTCATTCAATCTGCTGGACCTAACGGTTCAGTAGCCTGAATGTTTGTGGTTCAGGATATGATAGGTATCTTACGATATCCATCATACTGAATCGCACTATTACAGTGGTTTTACTTTACTCGCAGTTGGTTCATCATCACTTCTTTTATAGTTGTGACGGTGGGCGCTTGCTTTGCCATTGTCTTCATAGCCTTTCGTAGGCTTTGATGACGAGTGGCTTCACCACTTTATTCTGGTCTAGTTTCATGAAGGTCGTTCTTACTACGTAAGAATTTAGAGCATTCACCTTTTCCAAAGTGAATTTTCTATGACTTCCATGACACATCCTTATTGACAGCGGTTATATTTCTTTTGAAATTGACCTTGCCAAGAGAGATGTGAATACCAGGTAAAGAGTTACTTAGCTTAACGCACTTCAACCTTTCTCGTCTTTCAGTAGTTTATAAAACTGCTGGAAAAGCGAGAGTGATTGGGATAACCAATTACTGGGTTCAAGTGGCACTATATCCTTTACATAAGGAAATCTTTAAATTTTTAGGGAAGTTACCTACCGACGGACGTACAACCAACTCGGCCCTGTTTGGGCCTTGCGGGCTGATGGTTCTAAGTACTACTCTTATGACTTATCCGCGGCTACAGATCGTATACCGCGTCTAATTCAGAGAGATGTACTGTGTCAGTATATAACTCCTCGACTTGCAGACTTATGGTGCTCATTGGTGGATATGCCCTTTAAGTATCGCGACGACGTAGTAAAATACGCTGTCGGTCAACCTATGGGGGCATACTCATCATGAGCAATGCTCGCGCTAACTCACCACATGATTGTCCAATCATCATCGAAAACATTAGTTGAAAACTATGCGATCCTTGGTGACGACGTCATTGTGCCTGAAGTGGCAGCCCCGAGTTATCTTGCAATAATGCAATCACTCGGTGTGAGTATTTCTTTGGCAAAATCAATCGTCTCTTCCGAGATGGTTGAATTTGCTAAGAGAGTCAGAAGTCTGGATGGAGAGGATCTATCTATTATCGGACCTGGACTTATTATGTCCGCGGTTCGACATAGATGGCTTAGTGCTTTAGTTCTAGCAGATTCTATACAAAAAGGTCTGTTTCGATGAACTGAAGCCCCTAATCTTTTAAGAAAAATCCCTGGGTCCTTAAAACCCGAGGATGATTCTTTATTTGGATCTTTGGTGCTATTTGGCCCGAAGGCTTTATTGCGTGACAGCCAAGCTAACGCGGTGTTTCCACCGGGTAAGGCTCGTGCTCTGTCGCAACTAGCAGAAGAAAGCAGTTGATCGCTATCTCACATCGTTGATTTCCTCCAAAAGGAGGAGTCAAGGAAGTGGGAATTGGCTAAATCAAATGCTTCCAAAGACGGACAGATGTTCTCTTCACTTATGTGAAGGGCATTTGTTCCTCGCTTTGGAGTGATCTTAGGACTGATTATGTTCCTAACTTTTTGGGTGACACCTATTCCCCCGTATGTAATACGTAGGATAGGTGAAATCCTCGAAGGAGTGGTCCCGTGAGCGAA